AAAACAGTGATTAATAAATCAATCATATATCTTCGCCTCCATTATAAATGCCGCGTCCATTGCAGCGTGTTTTAATTGTCTTTCCTTCATTTTCTCTTCCCAGTTCGGATCAAGTAGGCCCGCTTTGACTTCAATGGATGGCCAATAGCCTTCCTTTGATTGAAAATCTGTAATGGCCTGCGAGTATTCAGGAAAGAAGTAACTAAATACCTTCCTGTTACCTGAATCGCTTTTAGCTATTGCCTGGGCTAGTTCCATTTCTGCCCCTTCTAGTTTCTTATATTGCCAGTTAATTAGAAAAGTTTCCGCTTTGTTTAAGTCTTGATAATTGATAGTCATTTTTAATAGCTCCTTTTTAGTTTAAATAACCGAATGAATTGTCTAACCAAACGGCCCTGTCTTGCTTGAATAGTTCTTTTAATTCTCTTTCTGCCCTTAGTAGTTGGCCATTGCTAACTTCTATGCTGTATTCCTGCTCTATTGATCCGTGTTTATTCTCGTTGTATTTCTCTTCAGGCATAAGATTTAAATCAGTTCCTGCGTAATTTTCAACGCTGTAGTAGCATTTGTAGTTTTTAGTTTGTATAGTCATTTTCTTCTAACTCCTTGTTTATTAATGATAAATTGTCATTTGTTGCCTTTTCTGGCCTTCTGTTTCTTAGATCAATTATACATAAACGCCCTTAGATGTGAGACTTTGTACATTTGTTTGGTATTTAGATCTCATTTGATGGCCTGATTGATCCAGGTTAAACGCCTTGATCTGCTAAGAATAAAACCCAGTGGGTAATTTCTATTAGTAGAAAGATATATAAAATCCTGGAATCCCAACGCAATTAAAAAAACAATATCTTCCTTTGATCCTTCAAGATCAGAAACCCAGAAAGCTACCAGGTAAACACGCACAGAAAGTAAGTGTATAGGTGGAAAAGTGCCCAGATCGGAAGGTGGGAGCACCCTTTTGGAAAATTCACATACACGCGGAAACCAACCCGTGAGTAAAATTATTATTTTTTCAAGATATAGCTTAGTTAGTCCTGGGAGATTCGGGCACAATAATTAATTCAATGCAAACTGGGAAAATAGTCTCACTTACGTTGGGTTTATAGGGTATAATATTTCTTATATTTTATGCAAACAGTCTAACAAACCTAGAAACTATCTAAAGAGGTCATCCTCCTTACTGCTATATATAAACATTCTTTAGAATATTACTAGGTATACAAGATAACATTACAATTATAGGGTATAATACTAAGTATGGCTAACAAAGGAAACATCTCTGTTGAATCTGAAGAAGAAATCAAAGAGATAGAAAAAGAACTAGAAGAAGAGTTGAGGTATGCAGTAGCTTCTGCCAAAGGTATCGTACCAGCAGACGCTGTGATCAAGATTGAGCGTAAGCTTGGTAGACCTACTGGTGGCTTATCCCAAGAATCCAAAGCCGCAGGCGGTAAAAAGTCTAGAATCAAACGAGGACAGACTTATAAGCCTACTAATGATGATTACTCTAAGGTAGAAGAGATGGTCACTATAGGATTGGACCAGCATACTATCTCTAAGGTTATGGGTATTAGTAACGCCACCCTAACTAAATATTTTTCACATAATTTGCTAGTGGGTAAGGACAAAAGAACCGCCCGCGTTGCTGGTGTAGCCTACGAAATGGCTGTCTCTGGGGAAAACCCTAGTATGACTACATTCTGGCTCAAGACACAGGCTGGATGGAGTCCTAAGCACCACGTTGTAGTAGAAGATAGGCAGTTTGATATACAATGGGCAGCTAATGAGACTGATATTGCGGATGCAAACCAGGTTCATATACTGAGAGACAAGAACGACAAGGTACACTAGACTCTATGGAAGAGGATAGAAAACCTATAGTAATACCCTACACCCCTAGGGAATTACAAAGACATTTGCATACACACCTAGCAAGATTTAATGTTGTTGTTTGTCATAGAAGGTTTGGTAAGACTGTGTTTGCTGTTAATGAGTTAATCAAGTCAGCAGTGCAAGATATAGGTAGTGGTAAGAGAGCCCCGCGATACGCGTACTTAGCTCCACTATTTAAACAAGCTAAGACGGTTGCTTGGGATGAATTGAAACGTCTGTGTGTGGTGTTTCCTGATGTTAAGTTCAATGAAGCCGAGCTAAGAGCTGACTTCCTTGGAGCCAGGATACAGCTATATGGTGCAGATAATCCAGATACGCTAAGGGGAATTTATTTGGACGGAGTTGTCCTAGATGAATTTGCTCAGATGAACCCTAAGATGTATAGTGAGGTGATCAGGCCAGCACTTTCAGACAGAAAAGGTTATGCTATATTTATTGGCACGCCAAAAGGAAAGAACGATTTTTATGACCTATACCATACAGCACCTAAGAAGAAGGGCTGGGCTAGGTTCTTATTTAAAGCTAGTGAGACAGGAATATTAGATGATGAAGAGTTGGAACTTGCGAAACAAGATATGGCAGAAACTGAATTTGAACAAGAATACGAGTGTTCTTGGTCTGCTGCACTTAGAGGTGCGTATTATGCTAAAGAGATTGAAACTGCTTATGAAGAAGACCGCGTGGGGAACGTACCTTATGACCCGTCTAAACAAGTAGTAACTTGCTGGGACTTAGGAGTCTCAGACGCAACTTCAATTTGGTTTGTACAATTCATAGGTAAATCAGTGCACGTCATAGATTATTATGAAAACTCAAATGAAGGCTTGCCTCATTATATCGATGTTCTTAATAGGAAAGATTATAATTACGGAGCACATATTGCACCTCACGATATTGTAGTAAGAGAATTTTCTACAGGTAAATCAAGACGCGATCTAGCATATGACCTAGGTATTGATTTTCAGGTAGCACCAAAGTTAAAGGTAATGGATGGTATAGAAACTACTAGAAATTATTTAAACAAATGTTGGTTTGATGAAAACAAAACTAACAAAGGATTAGAAGCATTACTACAGTATAGAAGTAGTTATGATGATAAGAAAAAGATATGGAGTCAGAGACCAGTCCACGATTGGACCTCTCACGCCAGCGATGCTTTTAGATACTTATGTGTAACAGATGTAGTATTTACAGGTAACGATAGTGTCTGGGGAAAGGAACTCCCTAAGACTGATTTGAGTTGGATAGTATAGGAGAAGATATGAATCCGAAATGGCTAGAGAACAAACTACTGGAGATGTCACAAGACATTAAAGACCTTAAAGAAATAATGAAGGCAGTTACTACACCACCTCCACTTAAAGAATCTAAATACCCTATTAACAAAGGTAAATAATTTATGGCTAAAATGACAAAGCGTGAGCTTGCTTCTCACCTAGAGCAAGAAATTTCTTCTGCTCTTGGGTATAAAGATGGCAAGTTAACTGACCAACGCTCTGATGCAATGGACCGTTACTATGGTAAGAAGTATGGTAACGAACAAGAAGGACGCTCTCAGATTGTCACAAGGGATGTAGCAGATGTAATCGAATGGATTATGCCTAGTCTTATGAAGATATTTACTTCTGGAGACAAGGTGGTACAGTTTGAACCACAAGGTCCTGAAGATGTTGAAATGGCTAAGCAGTCTACGGACTATGTAAACTATGTCATAATGCGTCAGAACCCAGGCTTTAGTATAATATACCAGTGGTTCAAGGATGCACTGTTACAAAAGAATGGTATAGTCAAACACTACTGGGATGACACCAGTGAAACTCTTAGAGAAGAGTACAAGAATTTAACAGAAGAAGAGTTTATGGCTCTTCTAATGGATGACAATGTAGATGTAAAACAACATACTGAAAATGGTTTTGAACAAGAAGGACAACCTATAACACACGATGTTGTAGTAAACAGAACATATGAAGAAGGACAGGTTAGAATAGAAGCTGTGCCTCCTGAAGAATTTTTAATTGACAAATATGCAAAGACAATCGACACTGCAAGGTTTGTTGGACATAGAGTAAAGAGAACTAAGTCAGAATTAATACAGCAAGGTTATTCTAAAAGTAAGATAGATAATGTTTTTAGTAATGATGAAGCTGAGCACAAAGCTGAAAGACTCTCAAGATTTTCCTATGAACAAGACCAGTCACCAGAAGGTG